TGTCGAAACAGTTTGCTTATGCGCAGGCGTTACCATCAATACCGATGGATCTCCACCAGACTCATATACTTCTTTTACTACGGTTTTTAAAAGAGTCTCTGTAAAAGTTCTTTCAGCCTCGCTTGAGTCTGTTCTGGCTGTTGTACCTAAAGACCCTGCAACACCAGCGGAGCCAAAGTCTCCATTAGTATTTAGCCAAGTTTGCAATCCACCAAGAGTTCTGGCACCTGCTGCACTACCTGCATTTGCTACCTGGTTACTTAATAAGATTGCCTCCATATCACGCTTAATCTCTTTGGAAGCCTTTGCAAGTTGATAAGCCTGCTCGGACTTTCTACCTGCCTTATCTACTGCCTCAAGTGTTCTTGATACAGAGATGGTCTTTTGCGAGATTTGGCATCGATTTGATAAACGAGTTGTTGCAGAAAGCGTAGCTGTAGAAGCATCTGCGCCTTCTATTGCCGCGTTGCTTACATTTACAGAAGCCAAACTATCTGTTTGCCACTCGTGGGTTGTGTTTGTTGCTGTACCTTGACCCACACTGTTTAAAAATGGTGTGTCTGTTGGTGAGATGCTGTAGATGAGGTCTTGTAAGTCCTCTCTAGCACCTACAGCACTATGATTTGTAAATACTGCCATGATAATTCTCCTAAATAATCTGTTCAAATAACCGGGCCGCATCAGCGACTTTGCCGGTTCGCTTTAATTTGTTCTTTAGCCGTTTGGTTTTCTCAGATTGTATGGAGTCGGATTTTGCAACGCCTGCTTTTATCATCTTTGGAGCAGCCTTTACTTTCTTTTGTACATCTGGTTTTGTTGCCATCAATTTATCGTACTGGGATGCTTTCCAGATCGTAATAAAATCACTAGCATCTAAAACCCGATTTAACTTTTGCTCCGTATGACCATCAGCCATCGCACTCTTCCACATCTCTTTTTTCAAATCTGTCGCTTTTTCTTCATTTAGAAGATCAGGTATACGTTCGTGCAATATTTGTTTTTGCATTTCCAGGTGTTTTTCTAAATTGCGTTGATGCTCTGCTTGTTGCTCTTGGGCAAGGCGTTGTCTCTCTGCTTGAAAAGTCTGGATTTGTTTATCGCGCTCCTGACGTTCTGCTACCTTTACGGCATAACTTAAGGGATCACTTTCCTTTAAATGATCGATGTTTTCAGCTTGGTTTTGCTGAGTTAAATGTTGTTCAATTAATTGCAATCTTTGAGCATAAGTATCTCGTACCCGTTGGGCATCTTCGATTTTTTTACGCTCGCTTTCTAAATTACTTTTAACCTCATCTACACCTTTTTTCTCATGCGCCAAACTTTCTTGTTTCTTGCGAACATCGCGCTCTAGTTGATAAGACTTAATCAGTTCATCAAGGGTAACTTCAACTTCCTCTCCACTTGCCTTAACACGGTAAGTAGGAGTCTCTTCTTCAAGTGCCTCTTCTTCCTGATTTTCCTCTTCTTCAACTACTGCTTCGGCTTCTACCTCTGCTTTTGCTTCTGGCTCAACGTTTTCTTCTTCTTTTGGTTCGGCTTTCGGTTGATCAGGTGATGCCTCCTGCTTTTCCATAAGATTTAAAAACGCATTTGCTGCTTGGTTCACATCCATCGATTGTGGACTAGACTCATGCCCTTCTTGGGTAACGGTCTCGCTCATACTATCTCCTTAAAATATTTTCCATCTTTTTTCTTCCATTTTGTCTGCTACTGCAATACATTCAAAATGGGCGTAAATCTGATCAATTGCCCGTATCATACGAAACGCATTTTCTCTCACATCGATATCCTCAACGGGAGAATGAACAATTGTCTGTATATAGTTTTGTTTTAGCTTTTCAATCTCTTCTTTGAAAAACTCGTTTTCTAATAACCTTTTTGCTTTTTCTTCTATGCGCAAAATTTACATTCCATATTCATTAAAACTTTATCCATCAACGGTCGCGTCAGACCCAAGCAGATATAAGTTGTCGGTATCACCGTAATTAGCATTAAAAGACCTAGTGCCTCCCGGATTACTACTATCTTCTTCACTTTCGGAATTAAACAAACCTCTCATAAAAATCGGCACCTGCGCAAACTGAGCAGGTACTCCAAACTCAAAACCACTAGGTAACATATCTGTGTAACCTCCCACTCCACTTCTAAAGGTAGGAGTCTGTCCAAATGTATAAAACTGACTTGCTAACGGATTGAATGTACTGTCATCAGCCGTTGCAGTTGTTGGGTTTAGTCCCATTGGGTCTGCTCCAAAAAAACCTGTAGGAATGTTTGTAGGTAAAAAGTTTGAACCTGGTGTAATTTGTCTTAACTGCATTTCACTCGGAAAGTTTAATGCTTGCTCTGCCTCTATCGGCATACTTTGACCTCCTACAAATACTGCATCATCCATCTCAAACTGATTATCAATTGCTTGGGCTTCTGGAGAGTTTGTAATATTTGCAAGAAGAGTATCTAAGGGAACTCCAGACTGAGCCTCCGATAAATAATAGGCCATACCCACATCGGGGGCCAATGTTCTACCTAACTCTTTTTGTGCCTGCTGCTGAATTAAATACTCAGGTGAGTTCATTAACGTATTTGTAATCGCATCGCTTTGCATACCACCAAACGATTGCAAGGCAGTAGGATCTGCATCCCTCATAAGTAATTCGTTATAGAGTTGATTAATAATATCTGGTGTCATTGGTTTATCCTACGTTTGGGATTTCTGTATTCGTTGTTGTGCCTGCCGCTAACTTGCTTGCCTTTAATTGGGCTTCTGCTACAAATTCCTGTTTTTTCAGTTCCATTTCTGCGGCTGCCTCTTCTCTGGCAAGTTGAATGTCTGCCATAGCCTTTTCTCTCTTCAATTGGATTTCTGCTTCTGCTTTCTTTTTATTAATCTCAATTTGTGCCTGAGCCTGTGCGATTGCCGCCTGGATAGCTGGGTCAGACTTTTGGGGTGATGGCTGGCTCAAAGCCTGATCAACTTCTGGCGGCACCTCGCGGAAAAATGCTCTCGTATCTTTAAACCCTGCCGCTTCAATAAACTTGCCCAAAGTCTCTCTATACTGACCAACACTTACTAATGGATTGCTAGGGCCATACATCTTTATGATCTCTTCTTGTTTAGCCATAATCATCTGTAGCATTGCCATTTGTTGTTGCTGATCTCCTGTACCCAATCCAACATTTATGGTTACGTCATACTGATGGTCCCACTGTCTAGGGTCCATCTGGATGTACTTCCCTCTCATGCGTATTGTCTTGGGTTTATCTTGGAACTTACAAACGAGTTGTAAAATCCCCTTCATTAAGGACTTCACTCCTGTTTCAGCAAAGATTCTAGCAATCAACTCTATCTTTCCGCTTGCTGCCGATTTACTTGCCGCAATCGCTGCCGCAGTAACATTTTGCAATAAATCAGGAGATAATCCCTGCATTGCATCACTGATTCCCGTTCTCTTACCATGCACCTGATCTAAATACTCCAACATCGGAAATGCTTGCGCTCCCACATTTTGTACACTCATCGGCACAATGGCATTAGGGGACTTCATCCTTACAATACCGCCTGCCTGCACATTCAACAAATCATCTAAATTGACCTGTCCCTCTACTGCTCCTACTCTTGGGCTAATCGATAAATACAAGCCATCTAACATAGAGCGCGTAATCGCTGTCTTTTGTTCTTGGATATCCGAGCATCGATCTGCTAAGGACTGACCATAAAACTTATGTGGTATCGGAAACGGACAAACACTATGAAACGGTATGTAATCAGTCTCACCGATATCGAGTAGTTCTTCTCCTGCATAGACTGCACGAATAAGTTGCGCAATTCCTGACTCATCTACATCTGCTCGTAAATAACACTCATAGACTTCAATCTCTTGCATCGCAAGGTCATCGGAGTCCATATCCGTTGGTTGCTCACCCTGATCGTATCTTGCAACTCTCTCTGGTGTATAGGCCAAAGAATCATAAGCAGGCAGTCCTGCAACCACTTCTGCATCAAAACCAAGGGCTACTAAGTCTGAGCGTGTCATTAACCGTCTATGCGCACAAAACGGAGAGGTTTCGATATCTCTTGCCTTTTTACTAATCAAAAACTCTTCTGGCGGCAGATTTTCTACACAAATTTTGCCTACCGAGTTTTTCTTACGAATCCTAACGCTGTGAGAACGTATGACGATCTCATTGCCCATTTGATCCATCTGCATTGACTCTTGGGTATCTTGCTCAATAATTTCCCTGGAGCCATCTGCCATCAGCATTGTTAACTCATCATCAGTAAGGTTTTGATACTCTTCCTTAATGACATCAATCTTGGTTTCATAATACGCTTTAACAATACCTGTCTTTTGCAACAAAGCATC